CCCTTATAAATGATTTTACATATCACATAGAACCTTGGTTGAACCACCTGAAAGACTTAAACCATCAGAAAGAAATGGAACCATACTATACAGCCTATAAAAATGGCATATTAACTCAATCACTTTGGTACAATACCACTTACACTTTATTCACAAAACAAGAAAAACAGGCTGTTGTTGATGGTAAAATCCCCAAGTGTCGAGCAATAAGTGCTTGCCCTCCAAATATTAAATGGATAATGGGACCAGTTATAATAAAACTGGAGGAAATATTTGGACGTAATTTCAAGGGATATAAATATAATACTGATGGACAACAACTCAAAACTAATGAAGAAATTGAGAATTACTATGACTCATGTTATAGGAGAGGATTAACAAAATCACAAGATTTGGATGGTAGTAGATGGGACACAACTCAATATCATCATATGAAATACTTAGTTTTTAAGATATATAATTGGCTTGCTGATAATGGCAAAATCCATCACGTGACACCTGAATTATTTACTCATGTTAGTACAGCTAGATATCGCAATTTAATAGCAAAATACTACGACAATGGAAAGACATACATACTAGGAAAAGCCTGTATTGACTCAACAACTTTTTCAGGTTCACCAGACACAACATTTGCTAATACAATAACAAATGCTAGTGTTGGAAGATTCGTTTTTCATAAATTACAAGCCAATCCAGAACACTTTGAAATATTTACAGCTGGAGATGACTATGGTAGCTTGACAACCGAACAATTATCTCAAGATATGGAACCAGTTGTTAAACAAACTTGGGCTGGTTTGGGACTAGTCCTTAAGTATTTTCATAATGGTGGATATGAGACAATCACCTTTTGTTCTACAAATGTAATTCAATACCAAGAAAATGGTTTAACCAAACACAAAATAGTAAGACAAATAGATCGTATGAATCCTTTAAGTCATTGGTCTATTAAGGCATTACAATATTCACAACCTGAACTCAAATTTTATTATGATTCTTTGTATAAGGGAATTAATAATTGGGCTGAAGGAATGCCTTTTTATGGCTGCTACGCAAATGCCTATAAAAAATTACATGATAGAATAAAAGTTGATGCTTGTGAACCTAAAATAGGAAAACCAAAAATTTACTATCCTACAACAATCAACTATGATGAATCCAATTTTGAGAAAAATAAGGAGAAATGGCGTTATTCTAAAAGAAAACCAC